TTTTTTCTCTGGTCATGTATCTATTATACTCTCTTTCTCTGTCCTGTCAAGTTTTGATTTATTTTCACTTTCTTCACTTTACCCCCTTGACATATCCGCAATCGTAGTGTAAAATAAAGTATCACTGTCCGAAAAGAGTACATATGTATAAAAGAATTAGTGTATTATGTCCTTTTTGGATGGTAATTCGTAATCATTAATGAGTTCTTCTTGGTCATATTCATCCCAAAAATCATCGGGAAGTTCCTGTGACTGACTTATTTTATCTTGAATAAGTTGTCTGATTGAGTTACCTTGTAGTTGTTTCTCATCTTCAACTGATTTAATTTCTATTCCACCATTGTCTCTTATTTCTAACCAAGATGTACATGCTTTATCATAGAATCCAATATAAGTATCTGTTATACTACTTCTTAATTGTACATCCTTTGTATTTACTATCATTGTGTCTTCCGTGGTAAACGGATTCATTGGCCCTAGATGTATTACAACACCACCACTGTTAGATGGTTTAGTAACAATGTTCATGGGTAAATGTAATTCTAATTTATCATCTAACTCACTCACCATCGCGAAGATTTCTCTTCCATCATTAAATCTTATGTACTCATATTTAGTGTTGTTGTGGATTGACATTTTCTGGTATCCTTACTGAGTGTATCTCGTATTCAAAGTTTTCGGTACTGTATATATTTATTCTTTCAGAAAAGTGGTTTAATGTGTAATTCATGTTATTTTTCCAAGAAAGGTCATCAGCCATATCATACAATACAACACTATCCTTATCATCAGATTTTCTCAAACCTCTTCCAATAGACTGTAAGTTTCTAATTCTTGATTTACTAGGAGAGGCGAATACTATATTATGTAATCTTTTGATATTAATACCTGTACTAAATGTACCAAAAGAAGCTACGATAATCGAGTCTTTTTCCTTTTCAACTATCTCTCTCACCTTCTCTCTATCTACAGCGTCTGTACCACCAAATACAAAGAATACCTTCCTATCTAGTTTGTCTATCATCTCAAACAGTGGTCGACCGTGTTTTTCAACAAATTGAAATAGTACTAGTGTATTACCTTTCAAGTCTTTTACCAAATTGTTTATGAACTTGTTTCTTGTATCATTCCTAACTATCCAATCCATCTCTTCTTGATAAGTCATTTTACTTACAAGTTTTCTTTCCGTTTCAGTATACGATAATACCAGACATTGAATTTTTAGTTTTGCTAAGGTTCCCTCATCCATCAATTCTTTAGAGGTAGTTACAAAGTAAGCTGGCCCGAACATACCCTCTAACTGTAATTTATGTGTCTTTGTCTCCTGTAAAGTACCTGTCGTTCCTATCTTATACTTTACTTCAGTCAACGATTCCATAATCTTAGATAAAGACTTAGCTGCGAATAGATGAGCTTCATCTCCGATAACCATTCCAAATTCATTACCAAATCCTTTAGGCATTCTCATCATTGATTGCCATGTGGTAACTACTATAGGTGCATCAGCTCCCTTATTCCCACCGTATATCTTCGCGATGTCACCCCTAAATCCATAATCCTGAAAGTCTTTAGTCATCTGTTCTACCAAAGATGTTGTTGGTACTATTACTAAAGCTTTCTTATTTTTCTTTAGGAAGTTATATCTTATAAGACTGTATATCATCAAAGATTTTCCCGAAGCTGTCGGTGATACTAATATACATTTTTGATTGTGGGCAGCGTAAGCTACGGCTTCTTTTTGATAATCTCTTAGTTCAAACGGGATATCTTTAACAATCTCTTGATATTTTTCTATTGTAAATACATCTGTATCTTTCTCATACCCGTCAATTACATATCCTCGTTCATCACAAAACTCTTTGATGTAGTCGTATAAACCTAGATAGATTTTATTTGTGGTAAGATTGTATAAACGGATATATCCGTCCCAGAATCTTCTACGAACAGCTGGAATAAACTCAGCGCCGGGAACTTTGAACTTAAAAAATTCTGAAAGTTCTTTACGGATTGAATCTTCCGCGGATATCGTTAGAAATACTTCGTCTGTCTTAGTGGCTACGAGCCTGCCATGAATTTTCGCCATTCTATAATGTTCTTTATTGTTTGATGTCTCCAAGTAATTTGGGAGACAACATCCTGTAGAAATTCTACAGTTATTTTAAGATACTGAAGTTTCTCATACAAGTCTTGTATGTCTTTGTCAGCTCCTTTAAATTTGTCATAATCTGATTTGAGGACTGTAAGACCACCGAATGGGTCGTAATCCCAACTCTTATCTTCAATTTGGTCTTTAGTCAATTTACCCGAATACCATAACCATTTATCTTTGTCCATCTCTTTCATCTGTCTTTCATATCGAATAACAGATAACTTTGTGTTAGATAATAGTTCCGCGTATTTAGCGTGTAATTTGGGTACTTCTAGGGATGATGCGTCAAGTTCGATATCGTCTATAGGACAATCGGTCTTCCACATCGCTTGGATTTCTTTTAAATTCATAATGTATGTAGTATATAGTGTACTTCTTAAGTACTAGTTTTTATCTTAAATAATGTGTATCTTAGTGTTAAATCACAAGTAGCGTATTCGACACCATCACTGTCTGATGCGAATTCAATACCACCCAAAGATGTTGGAAAACAATCTTCGAATGAGAATTCAACATTGGCGTTGTTTGATGAGGTATTGATAATAAGAGTTGAGTCGGAAAACATATTTTCATAATTTCCAGAAGCGAAAGCCCCAGAACTTGTTTTCTTCGAATCGATTAGAGTTGAAAAATCTTTAGTATCGAATCCCGGCCCTATAGCCATTATCCAATCATATATCTCTCTATAGTTTGTCATATCTTCATCAACAACAAACTTGACTGAAAGTGGGTCGAATGTAATCTTATCGCCCGGCACGGATGATTGAACAGCTAAAGTTGTGTGTTGAGTGACCTCTGACATAATAATGTTGGGTAGTGTTACACCCGTACAAAAGTATCTAGTCTTAGGTAATTTGTTTATCTGTAAATCAAAATTTACTGGTGATAAATAATTTAAATTTGTGGGTTGATTTGATGCCCAATTTGCTTTAGCCATATTAACTGTTTACTCTAAAAACATAATTCTCTGCAGCGTTCTCAGCGTACCCTTCACTATGATTTTTTATGATTTGGTCTTTCATCCAAACATTGTTTTCGTACATTCTAATTCCAAAATTCCCTTTAACTCTGTACACCTCTGCTTTTCGTTCTTCATGCATATATGTGTGAATACAATAGTCAAAATCCATCATTCCATTTGTTTCCATTTTTTCTCTCATGTATCTATATTTATAACAGGGGAAGTGTTGAGACTCCCCATGTCGTAAGGTTTTTACTTCTCGTTAACGAACTCATTTAACTGTCTAGCAGTTTCAATGATATCTTGAGCTGTAATCATAACTTCGGGTAGACCCTCAGTGACTTCATCAGTACTTTGTTCCGCTTTAAAATAGACAGCATCAACTTTTCGTTGAGCATTCATTTCAAGTAGACCTTGAGCTTGATTAAGTAAGTCGGCTCTGATTTCGAACCCTGATTTATTGTTTGACATATTTTTCTCCTGTGTGTGTGTTTATGTCGTAAGGATTAATTCCTTACCTTATATTTATAACAAAAAAAAAGGTCTCCGAAGAGACCTTTCTAAATCTAAGTGATTTATTACTACGGGCTTATAGAAGGTTAAGAACCTCGAATTTTCTGTAGTAAGAGTTAGTGTGAACCGTAGCCAATCCATCTGATGGTGCTGAACCAACATAAGGATTAGAAACCATACCATATCTAGTTTTGAAACCGATTTTTGGTTGGAATGTATCTTCACCAACTGCACGAACCATTTGTAAAGGAACGTAAGGACAATAGAATACACCAGCGTCAAAAGGATTAGTTCCTCTATAGCCTACTGTACAATATCCTTCACCAGCTGTTACACCAGTTGAACCCCTTTGTGCTACTGAAGCGTAGTATGGGTCGATATACACTTTGATAGAACCATTTAAGACTCCAGCAAATGTATTACCAGTATCATCTACAGTTAAACCTGTATTTAATGCTGGAGCGTAATCTAATACACCAGCCATTGCTAACGCAGAAGCTACATCGGACGAACACATGATAAAGTTACCTTTACCTCTTCTTGTTTGTCTAGCGATTAAGTTTGCGTTTCTTTCAATGTGGTACATTAAACCTTTGAACTTCTCAACAGACCATCTTCCTGAAGAATCTGTATCTAAGTTAAACTGACCTGAAACTGCTGTTCCAGTTAAGTTTGCTTCTGATGCTAGACCTTCAATCTTAGCTTGTGAGTTTACTGTTCTAACAACTTCTCTGTTAATTTCCGCAAGGATTTCACCAGATAGGATGTTTGCTAATTCTGTTTCAGCATCTAGACCATGAATTGCTTTAAGGTCTTGTGCTAGCTCTATAGTATATTCAGCTTTTAGCGCTCTGCTTTTTGCTGTTACTGTAGCTTTTTCGATTGAGAATGACATTTCAGGGATAGTAGCGTCAACTTCAGCTGTTGCTGTAGCGGCTCCTGTTCCTGTTGTGTAACCTGTACCGATAGCTGTGTTAGATGAACCAGCCGCAAATGGGTCGGTTCCTGCGTGAGTACCTGTTCCACTGAAGTCTGTATCAGCTTCATTGAATAGGGCCTCTGTTCTAGCTACTGCTGAAGTACTGTCAACATATCTTGCTTTCATAGCAAAGATTAGTCCAGTAGGCCCAGTCATAGGTTGAACACCACAAATATCGTAAGCTACCAAATTAGGCATTGCTCTACGAACTAGAGAAATGAGAATAGGATCCCAGTTAGCTGCAGTAGATGTGGCACCTGTGCCGACTACTGTACCTGTACCTGAACCAAACCCTTCGTTTAACGAAGAATTTTCCTCTTTCATTGCTCTTTCTTGGTTTTCAAGAATAACGGATGTTACAGCTCTTTTATAGTTATCTTCAATTTTCGGAAGATCCTTATGTTCGAGGACTGGTGCCCATTTTTCTTGTAAGTTTTCTGACATAAACATTTGTTTATCTCTCCTTTTTATTTTCGGTTAGTACTTACTACTTTTGGGTAGTAGTTACTTGACCGAATTTAGTTAATGCTGCAGTATATTGTGCCATTCCTTCATTTATAGGATGAGAGACATCTCCCGCTCCAGTAAAGTCAGCGTCGTCACTTGCAACAGTGCTTTCGTCCGAAACCGCTTCAAGAGTTTTAACTCCGAAGTATGATTCTTTAAGAGTAGAAACTTTCTCTACGAATGCCTCTGTTCCATCAAAATCTACATCTTCTGTTAAAGCTTTAAGCTTCTCGACCTGAGTATCAGCTAAATCCTTAGAGGCTTCACTGATAATTTTTTCACGTTGAAGTTCTTCGATAACTTGTTGAGCTCCGATGTTGCTAGCAACTTCTTCATTCAACTTATCTTCCATATCATCAAGTCTGTTTGCTAGTTCTTCAACCACATCAAACTTGTCTTCTGGTACTTCAACATAGTGTTCTTCAAATAATTTTTTCAAACCATTGATGAAATCTTCTGTTAACTCGGATTTTAGTCCGCGTTCAATAGCTAATTCATTTTCTGTAACCCAAGATTCAGAAACATAGTTTAAGTAGCTGTCTACTTTCTCGGTTAAATCATCTTTGATTTCTTCGATTTTTTGTGTTGTTTCTTCTTCTAACTTAGCTTCAACTTCAGTCATTTGTTCTTTGACTTTAGCTTGTACTGCTGATTCGAAAATTGTTTTAGCTTTAGATTTGAAATCTTCTGAAAGGTCTTCATCAGCAACTAGTGCATTGATGTCGTCTGTCATATCTATATCAATCTCTTCTTTCTTAACAGATTTTTCTTTGACTTCGTCTTCATCTGAATCATCTTCATCTGAATCCATCATAGGTTTTTCTGCGTCTTTGTCATCTTCATCATCGTCTTTAGACTCTGAAACCATACTATCGATGAAGCTTGAAACTTCAGTGATATCTTGGTCTTTTAATGACTCTACTACTTTTCTAATTATAGCGTTACGACTTAGTGACTCAGACTGTTCGTCTTCTTCGCCATCTTTGTCCATTGTTTCCATTTTGGAATACATAGCTTGTAGTTCTGAAGCGTCCATTTCTTTCATCTTCTCTACAGCGGCTTTAAGCATTTCAGATTTAGACATATCAGCCATTTCAGAAACTACATCTTCATCAGATTCGTTTTCTTCTTGGTTAACTGCTTTACCTTTTTCTACTTTTGTTTCACCATCAGCCATAACTTCCATTTTTTCACCAGAAGAAGCTTTATTAGTTTTCGGTGCAGGTTTAACCGCATCTCCAGCTTTTTTAGCTAATTCTGATGCTTTCTTTTCAGCATCTGCATCAGGGGATACATCTGCACCACCTTTAGGAAGCTTCTTAGCTTCTTCGGTTAGTACATCTGTTATTGTGTTTTCTAAACTTGACATTAGAATACTCCGTTTAAATAAATATTAATTAATATGTAACTAGTATTTATATGTTATAAATTCTTCAGAAAGTCTGAAAATACATTCAGTTTAACTTCTTGAAGTTTATGTGTTCTAGCTCTCGCTATTGTGTGTTTATATTCCTCAATTTTTTGAGAT